CAGAAATTCATTCCTTTGATCTTTAGACATCTGTTTGAGGGTACTGACAGGGAGGAGATTGAGTCCATCTCTCTGTCTGTTCTTCATAGCCATTGCAGGAAAATAATTGAGTTTCCTAGGGAGTTGGTTAGGATGTGGCAAAAGTATCCTGACAAAACGCATGATTCTCTCCTGCAGTTGTTGAAAGATAAATTCTTAGAGTCTGGTAAAACTTGTATGGTTAACATTAGTAACATGGGACAAGGAATACTCCATTATTCTTCGTCAGCTTTGGCCCTGGCAGCTGATTCTTTCAGAGATCTTTTGTTCGACAAAATAAGAATGAAACTAAAGCTTGGGAAGGCTCTTTCTCATCGTGTGAGACTAAGTTCTGATGATAAAGGAGAGTTGATTTGTTTATCTAGAGATGATCCAACAGCTGGTTTCCAATATGCGTTGTTTTGTGAATGTTCGGAGTGGTCTAGAAGGCTGTTTTCTATGGAGTTGTCGGTCAAGGCTGCTACTAATTACTTCATCTATGAATTCAACTCCACTTTTCTAGTGAATGCAAATTGTGTGTCTCCACTAATTAAATTCTCTTTAGCTTCAGCAAATCCAATAAAAACAGATTCTTTCACAGAAGCTACTCAAGAGTCCTTCTCTAGAATAAGGCAACTCTATGAAAATGGAGCAACTTTGGATTTAATAAAACTTGCACATACCATAAACAAAAGGTACCTTGAGGAAATATTTGGAACTAACGAAGGTAATAAGAACTCACCTGAGGTTATATTTGGTGGTGCTAGATCAGAGTTTCCGTACGATCTGGGAGTCTACCCTGAGATGGCACCAGAAATATCAGTCACAATGGGCCCTGAGTATTACAACTGGTGTGTCAGCCAGTCCAAGAACGGACTAGAGAACTGCTCAAGAATATACCAAGAACAAAATGTTTCAGAAGTGTCAGACTTCATAGATGATCCAAACGGGTACTTCAAGTCCTCCTCTTTCTACAAAAAAGAACCAATAAGAATTCCGCAAGGATTTGTTTCCCAATTACAGGCAATAAAAAAGAAAGTTGGTTTTGATTTCGATGTTTTGCAAAATAAACTTGCAGCAGATTACTTATTTTTACTACGTGATGAAATGAATCCTCTTGAGACACAGTGGAAG